GTCTCCAAATGATATGGCGTGCAGAACGCATATCCATCGGGATGGTATCTCTTCTCTGTGTCAGGATTAAAAGCTACGTCATGACACGTCTCAACGATTTTATACTTGCGCTTAGGGTTAAATAGTTTGCTCATGATGTGCGCATCAAAACGATCTGATGGCTCATGTATATGGATAATATCAGGGCAGAACTTATCGATGACATTAAATAACCCAGTCTTATCTTCAAACAGTGTAGTAAAGTTATCCCCTACTAATTTTTTAATAGCATCACGCTGAACAATAAAATCTAAACTCACGCAATTATACTCAACCACATAAATCTCAACTAGTCCATGCAATTGTTCAATGCTCTTAAGCAAATAAGCAGGCATGCCACCAGTAGACAGATGTGGCGCGATATAAAGAATTCTTTGCTTTAATTGCATGGATGTCATGTTGGATAATTCTTTTTCACCATGCAAGAATAATAGTTCCTCTCTTTTGTTTGGCAACTTAAACCAAGAGGATATCTCTTGGCCCCACCAATATGTTTTATTTATGAAATTAAGTTTGCCTGCTCTTGCGTTGCAATAAACCAATGGCAATCCCTTTGTTATACCCATGTCCCACATCAATACATTTACTATTGTCTCTTCATGGAATGGCGCGTATAGTCTATGATTTTGTACTGCAAATGGATGATTGCACATTTTATACCATTTAATTAAAAAATCAAAACAATACTGCCCGGCTACAAAGTATCCTGTTTGTCTGTACTTACCGCGCTTACTTAACGGTACATCAAAAAGATCACACGCTTTGTCTTCTAAATTTGACCTTCCGTCAATTGATAAGTAATCATAAATCCCCTCAGTAAAATATGGGTGCTCAGATTTTTTATCGTACATGTCAAAGATTGTGTCGGCATACTTAGTTGCAACACTATCGCTATCAATATACGCCACGACCTCTGCATACTTAAGCAATGCGTCTTTGACAATTGCAGGGCGCTCGATAAGGATCCGGTAGATGTTTGGGTCCTTTCTATCAATGTATTCGTCTTGGTGGTCTTTGTCTAAGATGTCGCAATCCCAACGTACTGTTTTGTATGCCCCTTTGACTTGTAAGTCTGAGTTTAGCATGTAAACAATAATGTTTACATTGGTCCCTAACATTCTTACGCAAGCCGACACAGTTTGGTGATATGACTCAGAAGCATAAAGCACATATGCCTTATCTAACTTTCTTTTCTTATTTGTGTAGTATCCGTAAAAATTGTTGGCATATAACTCATGAAGAGATGGGTATCGATTCTTAATTACCTCAGGAGTCAAGTCTGGTTGCAAGTGCGACTCATGGACATTGCCATAGTATTCTCCTTGCTCCATCTCATATGGAACAGCCACCAAACATTCCTTGCCACTTGAGTCTATCTTATTAATTAATTCTTTTGCATCCTTAGTACTTAAATGCTCAAGCACATCGCCAAGAATAATAAAATCATATGCACTGATATCAAAGTCAACAATACTTCCAATATGAACATTATCATATTTGTCTTTTAAGTTATACTCATGCACATACGGTTCCCATATCTCAATACAGTCCATTTGATATCCTAGACTACGCAATAGGTTTGAGTACGTACCGATACCAGGTCCAACGTCAAGTATTTTTTTATATGTACCTACATGAAATTTAAAGTACTGGCGAATCTCGCTTTTGTAGAAGTGATAACTTTCTGGCATTGGATTGTAATTTTAGCCAAATTTAATTAATATTGTATCAAAACCCAATTTAAATGAAAGTAGAAGTTAGTATTGGAGAAGTATTAGACAAAATATCCATCCTTGCAATTAAACTAGACAAAATCGAAGACGAGGATAAATTAAAAAACATCCAAAAAGAATTTATTAGTTTAACATCTCAGATTAATACTAGTATGTATCTAGATAAATTATATATGAGATTGTGTCAGGTGAACCAGAAGCTTTGGAACGTGGAAGATAAGCTAAGGGATCACGATAGGTTAAATAACTTTAATGAAGACTTTATTAATTTGGCGCGCAGTGTCTATAAATTGAACGATGAAAGAGCTCGAATTAAGAAAGAATTTAATATTAAATACGGATCAGAAATAATAGAAGAAAAATCATATCAAGAATATTAGTAATTTTGTCTAATAATTAAATAAAATAACAATGAAAAAATTAGAGCAACAAGAGTTAGAAAGACTAACAAGTGCTACCAAAAATCTTCGGGACGCTCGCAATACAATTGCGGATATCGAAATCTCTCTCAATCGTTTAGAGTCAAAAAAGAAAGCTGTTTTGTTTAATGCAGAGCAAGCTGCCGAAGAATTAAACAACATCCAAGGTGAACTTCAAGAAAAATATGGCAATGTTTTGATTGATGTTGTCACTGGAGAAATCAAGGAAGAAAATGATAATTCGGAAAATTAGTATTGGAACAGACTACAAGTCAAGTATGCATTATCTACAAGGACAAGAGGTCCTAGATAAAAGCTATAAAATTCATTTAATGAAGTTTACCGATATTGGTTCAATTCAAATATTCATTGAACGAGATGACGAGGTTGTGTTGTGGAAAGAAATTAATCCTACTGTGCCAACTGTCATTGAGTATGATATATCATTCTAATGAGGTCCCCACACTATTTTTTAGTCATCCCCAAAGATTCAAAAAGGTATGACGCAGAACGTAATGGAGTTATTATTTCAGCATCCAAAGAAGACCATTTGGCAACCACAAGGGAAGCCACAGTGGTCGCAACCCCTATAAATTATGAAGGCCCGATACAAGTTGGCGATGTGGTCATTTGTCATCATAATACTTTCCGGTATTACTACGACATGCACGGTCGAGAAAAATCATCCTGGAATTACTTTCGCGACGATTTATATTTTATCGACGATCCTTATGCTTATAAACATTTTGGCAATCCGTGGAAAGGGATAGGTCGTTATGTCTTCGTAACCCCTACTGAGAACGACTACCAAGGAGTGGCTACTACAGATGCAGAAAAGCCCCTTGTAGGCACGATTAAGTACGTGAATGACCAAGTACTAGCACTCGGATTAAAAGAGGGCGACACGGTCACATTTCAGCCTGAATCAGAGTATCCGTTTTGGATTGATGGCGAGAAAGTTTACCGCATGTACACATCTAATATAACGATGAAGCTATGAGCAAAGTAACTGAACTCAAGAAAAAGATTATTGATTCTGGATACAAAGCTGTCGAAGAATTAATCAAAGTGGCAGGCGAGCAAATCATCACGCACGCTGACGATGACCTAAGTGCTGATAAGATGAAGAACGCAGCAGCAGCAAAGAAATTGGCAATCATGGACGCTTTTGAGATTCTAAAACGAATTGAAGAAGAAAGTAATATCATCGAGGGTATTGTTGCCCCGGTTGATATTAGCAATAAAGGCTTTGCAGAAAAGTACGCTAATAAAATAAAATGAGTTTATATCATATTGTTGAGAATGTTGTACCTGAAAAGATTCTGAAGAGGCGAAATGCTAAGCAGGATTGGCAGTACGGCTATGACAAAGAATACGATATTGTTATTGTTTCCAAAGATGGCACATTAGGTGACATATATAGCATACAGAATCTACGTATTGGCTTGCCTGCTGAACCAGACAAGGTTAATTACAAGCACAACAAGTGGCAGGTAGAAGAATTACCCAAAGAATTATCTAGGATTAAAACTCAGTTTGATTGGAACAGACGAGACACTGCATTTAAATCTCAATGGGTAGATTATATAGAGGAACAATTTAGAAGAAGAGACCAGGGGTTTTGGTTTATCAATAACTCGGTTCCGACTTATATGACAGGTTCCCACTACATGTATTTGCAATTTACAAAGACTGACGTAGGAAAACCTGATTTTCGAGAAGCAAATAGGATATTTTATATATTTTGGGAAGCATGTAAAGCCGATAATAGATGTTTCGGCATGTGTTATTTAAAAAATAGACGTTCTGGATTTTCATTTATGGCTTCTTCGGAAGTTATTAATATTGGCACATCGACAAGAGATTCAAGTATTGGTATTATGTCAAAGACAGGTACGGATGCTAAGATGATGTTTACAGGCAAAGTAGTTCCAATTATTAATAATTATCCTTTTTTCTTTATGCCTACTAGGGATGGTAATACATCTCCTGTAACAGAGCTTGCATTTCGCGTACCTTCGTCTAAGATTACGCGCAAGAATATGGATAAGGAAGAAGAGGCTGAAATCGACGGACTTGATACAACCATTACTTGGAAGAACACGGCAGACAACTCCTTTGACGGTCAGAAATTAAAATTTCTCGTTGAGGACGAGTCGGCTAAACTTGAAAAGCCAAATAATATTCTCAATGGTTGGCGTGTAAGAAAGACTTGTCTTCGTTTGGGTTCTCGTATTATTGGAAAGTGTATGATGGGTTCTACATCTAACGCACTTGATAAAGGAGGGGATAATTACAAGAAGATGTACAACGATTCAGACGTAAAACATCGTAATGCAAATGGTCAAACTAAGTCAGGATTATATGCGTTGTTTATTCCGATGGATTATAACTATGAAGG